GGATTCCTTCCTTAAGGAGAATAAGCTGACCCACCCAGAGTACGGCCAGCGGCTTGTGCCCGCTGTGACTCAAGGGCTTATGAGTCGGTGGATCAAAGGGAAAACACGCATGACTTGGGACTATGCCCTTCAGATCACTGACCTTAGCGGCGGCAGGGTCAGCCCCCGAGATTGCGCGCTCATGTATTCGGCCTCGGAGACTTCCCTGTTGTCAAAGCCAGCAGAGCATCTCTCGTCAGAATCTGGCGCTCCGCATCTACGCTTGGCCGCCCCGTCAGTATCTGAAGGCTCTGCAGTGTCTTCGTGACGATGGGGGCGAGAGTCTCGTCATGCCCAATGAAAGCTGCAGCGAATGCAGCAATCACTTCTGCGGTGGCTGCCCGCTGCGTATTCGTCGCGTCAGCGAAGTGTCGCGACCGCTTCAGCAATTTCTCGAACAGCTTCTGCGCTTCATCGTGCTGGGCTTCTTCCCTCGATTGCATTTTTATTCCCCGCGTCATTGGTATGGCCCGAAGGTTAACAGCGGCCCTGGCCTGTGACTACGGTAAAAAAAGGAGATGTTTACCGTGACCCATCGTCATCTTGAAATGAATCAGCACGATGCTCTGTATCGGATCGCTCGCGCCTATCCGGGAGGGATCGAGGCCTTGGCTGCCCGCATGGGCAAATCGCCGAACACCTTGCGAAACAAGCTGCGGCCCGAGATCGCCACCCATGCGATGAGCTTTGAGGAGGTCAGCGAGGTACTGGAGTTCTGCGAGGGAGCAAAGGTCAAGGACGCGCTGCAGCCTTTACGGGCCTTCAATGCGCGGCACGGCATGGCGGCCTTTCGTATGCCAGAGGTTGACGACCAGGACGACGAGCAGCTTCTCGGTACCGTCTATCGAGTGATGAAGGAAATTGGCCAGGTCGCGGAGACAGTCTCCGTCGCATTGGAAGACGGGCGCATCACTGCGCAAGAGCTGGATCTCATCGAGAAGAATTTCGCCCAGGGCATGTCCGCCTTGGGAGAGTGGCGTGAGCGCGTCCGCCAGCGCGCTGAGCGCGATGGCGCCCTGAAGGCGCAGAAGAAGGCCGCCAAGGGGCGTTGATGGCCACGGATAACAGGTCGCTGGATTGGCAGCTGGACTGCCTGGCCCGGCACATCCTCGATATGCCCTCCAAGGCTGCCCGTATCGAATTCCTTGAACTCATGCGGTTGAAGCGGGCAAAGGCGGCAGGCCCGGATGCAGCGGCCGATGCAGATCGGTTCGTTGCCGATCTGCGCTTGAGAATTCTCAAGCAACATGAATTGCGCAAAGCTGCGCAAAAGAAAGCGCCGTAAGCGGCGAAGCTGGGGGAAATTTTGACGACGTTAGATCAAGCGGTACAGCAGATGCGTGCCGCAGGCCTTCCCGCCCTGCCGGATGGGCATCCTCGCACCGATGGCCGAATTTGGCGGTTCGGGCCAGGGAAGAAAAGCTGGTATGTGCTGCACGAGTTACGGCGCGCCAACGGCTCCTGGTCGGTCCACGGGGCTTATGGGACCTGGCAGGGCACCAATAATTACTCGACCAAAATCGAGGCAGATTGGACTGAAATTTCAGATCATGAGCGTGTCGAGCTGGAGCGCCGCCAGCGCGAGCAGGATGCGCGCGAGCGTGAGCGTCAGCAAGAGCGAGCCAAGAACGCGGCCAACCGTGCTCGCCAGCAGTGGGCAGAGGCATCGTCCGCTGGAGATTCACTCTATGCATTGCGGAAGCAAATCACCACGCCTGGGCTTAGGTTCCTGGCTGATGGCACCTTGCTTGTCCCGATGCTCAAGCATGTCGGCGACGGCTTGGACCTGGTAGGTCTGCAGAAGATCGCCGAAGATGGTTCGAAGACATTCAACAAGGGGATGACCAAAGCCGGGGCCTTTTGCCCGATTGGCAAGGCCGGCCCGGACGAGAAGGTTCTCTTCGCCGCCGAAGGCTACGCAACGGCACGCAGCGTGCGAATGGCACTGAAGGATAACGTAGCCGGCTTCGTTGCCTTCGATGCGGGAACCTCTTGCCCGTTCTTCAGGGCGTCCGCGCCCGACATCCTGACGCGCATATCCTTATTTGCGCTGATGATGACTTCGCGTTCGAGCCACGCGTCTCCAGAGATCTATCGCAGCAGTATGGTATCGATGGCGTGGTCATCGACGGACAGCAGCGTGTGCATCCTGGTAAGGACGGGGAATACCAGGTCACCGCAAGCTGGTGCCAGGGCATAGGCGAACTTGGGTTCATCGAGGTTCGAGTTGCCGGCGACGGATTCACGCGCACCTTACGGTACGAGAATACCGGACTGGTCAAAGCCCATGAAGCCGCGCAGGCGATTGGTAATGCCTCCGTGGTGGTGCCCGAGTTTGCGGATCGCGGTGAGAACAAGTGGACCGATTGGAATGACCTTCATTGTGTCGAAGGCCTGGAAGCGTGCGCCCAGCAGCTGGAGGCCGCGGTCCTGTGCGCGCTCACGCCACCGGTGGTCAAAGCCGCGCAGGCTGAGAAGGAGCTTGCGCGCTCGGTGGCGGCGCCGGCCGCGAACACCGCTGCCGCAGAGAAGGTGATCCGTTCTGAGACCGGGCCTATGGAGGCCGAGCATGAGAATTCCGAGCTCACTTGGGAGGCGCGCCTCGTCCGTAATGACAAGGGGCAGATTCTTCCTGTTCTGAGCAACGTGGTGGACGTCTTGCTCAATTCGCCCGATTGGGAGGGCGTGATTGTGTACGATGAATTCAGCGGCCAGGTGGTCAAGGCTAAGGCACCACCGTTTCCGCGCGGTGAGATTGGCGAGTGGACCGACAAGGACGACCTGCGTGCGACTCTGTGGATACAGAGGAAGTATTCCTTTCATCCTAGAGAAGACGTGGTGATGAAGGGAGTGCTGCTGGCCGCCGATGCGCAATCGCGGCACGTGGTGCGCGACTACCTCGACCCGCTTGTGTGGGACGGAAAAGAGCGGTTGTCGATGTGGATGATCGACTACCTTGGGGCCGAGGATATTGAGTATGTACGCCGGGTATCACGCAAGTTCATGATTGGCGCAGTGGCTCGCATTTACAAGCCAGGCTGCAAGATGGACAACGTGCTGATTCTGGAAGGGACGCAAGGGCTGAAAAAATCAACGGCCCTGAAGACTTTGGCCGGAGAGTGGTTTACCGATGCGCCCCTCCGATTTGATAACAAGGATACCTATTCGATCATGCGGGGTAAGTGGATCATTGAGCTGGCCGAGCTGGACTCGTTCAACAAGGCCGACTCTGAAGCCGCCAAGCAGTTCTTTGGGCAGTATGTTGATCGCTATCGAGACTTTTATGGGAAGCGCGCTAGCGATGTGCCGCGCCAGCAGGTTTTCGCGGGCAGCACGAACAAGTATGTTTATCTCAAGGACGAGACTGGCAACCGCCGTTATTGGCCAGTGCGAGCCATCGAGATTTATCTTGAAGCGCTCGCGGCCGCCAGGGATCAACTTTGGGCTGAAGCCGTAGTAGCATTCCGCGCTGGCGAGCCTTACTGGGAAACGCCTGACGATGTTCCTCTCTTCCGTGATCAGCAGGAGGCTCGTTTCGTAAGCGATGCTTACACCGAAGTTATCGCTGTCGGATTGATCGGTAAGACCCAGACCAGCGTGACGGATGTCTTGCAAAATATCCTCAAGTTGGACACTTCCAAGTGGACGATGCCGGAGCAACAACGAGTCGGCCGCAGCTTGGGCCAACTCGGGTGGATACGCAAAAAGGGGCCGAGTAAGGGTGGTGATCGCCCCTGGATCTACGTGCGGGGCGATGGTGAGGCGATTTCTTCGTCCGGTCAGGAAAAGGAGGCCGACGATGCTCCAATCTGATTCCTATCGGCAAAAATATTTTGATCTGTCCCAGTCTTTTGATTCACTGGGACAGGACTGGGACAGGCCCGTAAATACAGGGCTGTCCCAGTCTTTCGATTCACTGGGACAGCACTGGGACAGCGCGCCGAAATCTGTCCCAGTGTCCCAGCCTAGGGAAATGACTGGGACAGCGGAAACCCGCATGCCGCTGCGGGTTGTCCCAGCTGTCCCAGTTGTCCCAGTGGTTTGCCTCGTGCGTGTGTGCGTGCATGTGTGTGCGTGCATGTGTGCGAGGGGGCGTGCCTGCGCGTATACGCGTGCGCGCGTCCCCTGCCTTTTCACCGGGACAACTGGGACTACTGGGACAGCAGCCAAGATGGGAGGTCGTCATGGCTGATGATCTCCACAATTTCCATCAACCAGTTGAAACCCTGGCTGACGACTTGGACGGTAGTGATCCGGCTCTTTTCTCCCGGCTGCAAAACTGGCGAGAGTATCTTCGGGCTGGTGGACGATCTGCTGGTGGTGATGGGCCGGGATGGGTCGGTCAGTACATCGCGCTGCGGAATACCGACCAGAATATCGGTGCTACGTCTCTTGCTCGTCACTCTGGTCGGCGTGCAGATACGAAAGACGGTTGGATTGTCGAGCGGGCAGTAGCCTCGCTGGAGAGCGAGTATGAGCGTGAGCTCTTGCGGGCATGGTACGTGTGGTGCTTGCCGCCATCAGTGATCCGTCGCCGGGCGCGCGTCCGCGGGCCGCATCTTCGTGAAGTTAGGTTGAGAGCAGAAAAAAATTTGCAGCAGGCTCTTGTCAAACTGGAGGCGCGGGACTAAAGTTGCATCCAACAAATTTACGTCGCCGCCGTTTTGCGTGCCTTGAAGTGTCTGCCCTGTGGCAGGCATTTTGGCGACCAGGTTAAGAAAAGCCCCGCCTAGCAATGGTCCGGGGCTTTTTCTTTTTTTCCGCTACTTGGTAGAATCTTCGAGTCAATTTAGGAGAATCTATGTCGCTCTATACCGATGCAAAGGCATTTGCAGCACAGGAAATCGAAAAAGAAAAATCGCGAAAGCGGGAGCGCGAAGCGGAACTGCAGCGACAGCAAGACGAATTTGTTCGCTTCGCGAAGCGCGTGTTGGGTTCGGCCATCGAAATGTTAGAGGGGCTAGTTCAAGAGATGCGTGCTGACAAAGCTACAGCGGTCCTGCAATCAGGATTTCATCGCGATGATGGATACGTTGTCGATTTTAGATTTCAGCTCTCAGCAGATGCAGATCCCGTTCAAACGCAATATGCCTATACGATTACTTTGGGCGGATCGCAAGTGGTGAATGCTAATGTCGTCGGTGTTGACGAAGTAGATGCCAGGAATATGCGGATTAGGACGGACGCAGGAGACCCGAATCTTGTGTTGGATATTTTGGCGGGAGTTAAAAAACTTATCTCCTATGCGCTGATCAAAGGAAATTCGCTTCTATAGTTTCTAAATGCAATAGCAAGGCCCCTCCAAGGAGGGGCTTTTTTTCGTCTTCCTTTTTAGCGGCGACATTGATGTCGGTTGAGTACAAGCGATTATATGGAACCAAGGAGTGGTTTCGCCTCCGACATCATCAGTTGAGAAATGAACCGTTGTGTAGGTTCTGCTCACTCATGAAGCGTGTAACCGCCGCGACCGTCGTCGACCACATCGAACCGCACCGTGGTAACGAAGAGAAGTTCTTCGACCCTAAGAACCTCCAGTCTCTCTGCAAATCGTGCCATGACTCAGTGAAGCAGCAGATGGAGAAGAGCGGTGTCATGCGTGGCTGCGATGAATCTGGCCTGCCCTTGGATCGAAACCATCATTGGAACCGGAAATGAAATTCACCTCGCATCCGAGTAACAACGGTGTGCTGGTAGTGGCAGAGTGCTAGGGTATCGTCCGGAAAGCCACGCCCAGCCTGTGGTTGCGCCCAGTATCGCAAAATGTTGCAGTTTTTAATAAAAGTTGCGTTTTTATAAAAAAAGGGGCGGGGGCGGGTCAAAAGTTCCGGCCGCGCCTCTTCCACACCGCTCGCCTCCCGTTTTTTTTCAGAGCGGGAAATATGGGAGGGGGTATCTCGACATAGGAGGTCAGCATGGCTGGCAATTCCAACTCTGGTCGCAAGCCGATGCCAGCAGCATTGCATCTGATTGGCGGCAATCGTAGTAAAAAAAGCGCGGCTGAACTGGCTGGCGCAGGCCGCCCGGTCGTTGCACCGGCTGCGCCGCCCGAGTGTCCCGTGTTCCTCTCGGAGGATGCGCGCGAAGAATGGAATCGAATCGTCGCGGACCTGCTGGTGATGGGGCTGCTGTCCCGCGTCGACCGGGCCGAACTGGCGGTGTACTGCCAGGCTTGGGGCGACTGGAAGCGCGCCCGCGAGAAGATCACCGAGCTGGGTGAGCAAGGTTTTTCCGAGATGACGCCCAGCGGTTACAAGCAAATGTCCGTCTGGATGCAGATATCGAACCGCGCCGAGGATCGGATGCGGACCGCTGGCGCATCGTTCGGCCTGAACCCATCGGCGCGCATGCGCCTGAACGTCAACGCTCCTCAAGGGGAGCTCTTCCCCAATGAGCCCAAGGAAACCGCGAACAAGTTCTTCAGCGACTGATCGAGCGACCGCCTACGCGCGTGCTGTTGTTAAAGGCACGTTGGTGGCGGGCCCGGACGTGCGCAATGCCTGCAAGAGGCACCTGCGCGACCTGAAGGAAGGGAAGAAGCGCGGCCTACGCTGGGATCTGGAAGCGGCTAATCACGCCATCGCCTTCTTCGAGGAAGTGCTCTGCCTGAATGGCGGCGTCTTCGAGGGAAGCCCGTTCCTGCTGATCGGTTGGCAGTGCTTTGTGGTCGGGAGCTTATTCGGCTGGATGGGCCAAGATGGTCTGCGCCGATTCCGTGTGGCCTATATCGAGACGGCCAAGGGCAGCGGCAAGTCACCGCTCGCGGCGGGCGTCGGTCTCTTCGGACTGACCGCCGACCGGGAGCAGCGCGCCGAAGTGTACGCGGCGGCGACGAAGAAGGAGCAGGCGCAGATCCTGTTCCGGGATGCCATCGCGATGTATGAGCAGTCGCCGCAGTTGGCGGCACGGCTGGTGACATCGGGGAGCAAGGGTAAGGAGTTCAACCTGGCGTACCACGCCACGTCCAGTTTCTTCCGCACCATCAGCGCGGACGATGGGCAGTCCGGCCCACGGCCACACATGGCCCTGATCGATGAAGTGCATGAGCACAAGTCGCCGCTGGTGATCGAGATGATGCGTGCCGGTACGAGGACCCGGAAGCGGGCGCTGATCTTCATGATCACCAATTCCGGTACCGACAAGCGGTCGGTCTGCTGGAGCTATCACGAATACGGCTGCAAGGTTTCGGCGGGAACGAAGAGAACGACAGCCTCTTCGCCTTCATTTGCTCGCTCGATCCTGGGGACGATCCGTTCCAGGATGAGAGCTGCTGGGAAAAGGCGAATCCGAGTCTATCGGTGGGCATCCCTGGCTTGAAATACCTGCGCGAGCAGGTGACCGATGCGCGCGGCATGCCCTCGAAAGAGGCCATTGTCCGCCGCCTCAACTTCTGCCAGTGGACCGAGGCTGATAGTCCCTGGATCTCGGCTGATGTGTGGTTCGCTTGCCAGGACGAAGAGAAGCAGCCGCTGGAAGCGTACTACGGCCGGGCCGGCGTGGCTGGCCTCGACTTGTCCAGCACGCAGGACTTGACGGCGCTGGTGCTGGCGCTGGACCCCACGCCGGAAGATCCGGTCACTCGGATCATTCCGTATTTCTGGTTGCCGGGTGATGGGCTGCACGTGAAAGCCGAGAAGGATCGGGTGCCTTATCTGGTGTGGCGCGATGCCGGTTACCTGGAAGCGCTGCCCGGCCGGGCGGTGGATCGCCTGGCGGTGCTCAACCGGGCCGCTGCATTGACAGCATCATTCGACTTGCGGGCGATCCATTGTGATCGCTGGCGCTTGGAAGACTTCCAGCATCTGATCAACCGAGAAGGGGTGGCATTGCCACCCCTTCTGCCGTTTGGGCAGGGCTTCAAGGACATGGCACCGGCCATCGATGAGTTCGAACGGATGTTGCTCGATCAGCGCCTGCGCCATGACGGCAATCCTGTGATGACCTGGTGCGCGGCGAATGCTGTTCTGCTGACCGATCCGGCGGGCAATCGAAAGATCGCGAAGGAGAGGGCGACGGGCCGTGTCGATGGCATGGTCGCGGCGGTCATGGCGGTTGGCGGGACGCTCGGAGAACCCGAGGACTCCGGCGACCTTGACGACTTTTTGAAGAATCCGATCATTGCATGAAAACAGATAAGCAAACTTGGCCACGCCGCGTGAAGTCGGCGGTGGCCGGAGCGGTCTCTGGCTGGCTTGGTCGAGAGATCCAGCTGACGGATGGCGACTTCTGGCGCGGCTGGCTGGGCAACAACTTCTCAGGTCAGCGCGTGACGGTGAACTCTACGCTGCAGCTGAGCACGGCAATGGCATGCGTTCGCCTGCTGTCCGAGGTGATCTCGACGCTGCCCTTCGGCCTGTATGAGAAGGACAAGAACGGCACGCCCATCGCCGCCAGTGATCATCAGCTGTATTACCTGATCCATACCCAGCCGAATGCCGATATGACCGCCTCGACGTTCTGGCAGGTGTTCATGGCCAGCATGTTGCTACACGGGGTGGCCAGGGTCGAGAAGCGGATGGCAGGGCGCACGATCACCTCGCTGATCCCGCTGGTGCCGGAATGTATCTCGCGGCGGCGCATTGCACCGGGCGTCTATGAGTGGCACTACAACGACCCGATTCT